CCGTTCTCGAGAGCACGAGCGCGCATCGTCCAGGTGTGGCGACCCGTGTCGCCGTAGCCTGGCATGTCTTGGGGATGTCGGTGCGTGTATTCGATGCCTGTGAACTTGCGTGACAAATGTGTGTGTTTGTTTTCGTCTGCCAAGAGGGGAGCATTGTCCCAGGCCACAGACAGCCTACCATCCTCCCAACGGAAACGCATAAGGGCGTTATCAGGTTCGTAAATACAAAAAGCGTTGGGAAGCGGGGAGCTGGGAGTGCGGGATTCGTTTTCAAGGCAGCGTCTACGGTACGGGAACACGTAGTCACGGTGAAGTTCACCAATTGGACCAGGGGCTGGGAGCGGGGCATGGAACCAGGGACCGGCAGCGTGAGCGGCAAGTGGGGGTACGGGTTGAGCGCGCGTGCGTAAGCGATGGATCTTCTGGCGCGTGGCATTGGAAGCGAACACGCTAGTGTTATCAACACAGAATTTCCATGGGTCAACGATTGCGCGGTTACCTATAGCTTCAAATTGCGGGTCAACGATGACATGCCGGGGATGCTGATCGCCATATGGGTACGAGAAATTGTAATCGAAATCGGCGACAAAGATAGGCGGGGTTTGGCCATCGTGTCGGGCGACTAAGAAATCAAGATCTTCGTCCTCCATGTACAACCATGAGTGGATGAAAATGTATGCTGCTATCTCATCCGGTGGAATGCAGGTGCATTGTCTAAGGGAGTGGCTACAGGATCGACTCTCAGGTGTTGGCGGTTTATTCGCCGAACGGGCCACATCACCCTTGACGATACTGGGACGGAGGCTCCAGATATTGTCGCGGGCGGTGGAACCACTTTGACCTTTAGGGGACACACCGAAATAGGCGGCGTGACGCGTTCCAGCCCCAACGTCGACAATCCATTTCCGGCGAGATGTGACATTTTCGATGGCGAGGTCGTAGGCGCGACTCTCCAGATATGAGCGATCGAGGTGGAAGTCGGGGTGGGGGTTAAAGTGGTTATTCCTTTGAATGATGGTGTAGTCGTCGAGATCCCATTTAGAGTGCATCTGTTCAACCTGCTCAGTCGAGGCATTCACCAATAGGACAGGCTTGGAGCTGGCACTAATTTCAGCAGCGAGCCGGTCGTCTCGACCTGAGCGGAGC